CAATTAGACAATAATGGAAATACAAGTATTGACATTTGCGGAAGCAAAGCAACCGGAATATAAAGAGAAAAAAGGCGAAGGGTATATGCAGTATGGTCAAAATAATGACTATCCGCAATACCTTTTAGACTTGTTTAACAAATCAGCCAAGCATAATGCTATTGTAAGAGGCAAAGTAAACTACATTGTAGGAAACGGATGGGTAGGCGAAGAAGCTATTGTTAAGAAAGTAAATAGAGAGGAAACCTTAAATGACCTTACTAAAAAGGTTGCTTTGGACTTAGAGTTATTTGGCGGTGCTTATATCCAAGTTATATGGAGTGTAATGGGTGCGCAGATTGCTGAGTTGTGGCATTGTGATTATACAAAGATTAGAACTAACAAAGACAACACGCAGTTCTGGTATAAAGAAGATTGGAAGGCTACACGCAACCAAGAGAAACCAGAGATATACAATGCGTTTAACCCTGCTAACCCTTACGGAGTACAGATACTATATGTAAAAGAATATAGACCGGGAATGAACGTTTATAGCCTTCCTGGTTATTTTGGTGCGCTTAATTATATTGAAAGTGATGTAGAAGTAAGTAAGCACGTTCTAGGAAATGCTCAGACCGGGTTTTCTGCTAGTAAACTTATTACTTTACCAAACGGAGAGCCAAGTCCTGACGAGAAACGTGCAGTAAGCAGACAGTTCGACAATATGTATACGGGTGCAGACGGCAAAAAGTATTTACTTGCTTTTGTAAACGATGCAACTAGAAAGCCTATTGTTGATGACTTAGGTGCGAGTGATTTAACCAAAGAAGATTTTGGCAGAGTAGACGAGTTAATACAAACTAACATATTTAGCGGACACCAGATTACAAGCCCTGACTTATTCGGTATCGCAACTGCTGGTCAATTAGGTACTCGCCAACAGATGCGTGATAGCTATGAGATATTTAATAACACTTATGTACGCTATAAGCAAATGCAGATTGAAGGTGTATTTAATATGCTCGGTCAATATGCAGGTGTTACAGTAGAATTAAAATTGCAGCCGGTAGACCCGATTGGAATTGATTTTAGTGAGAACGTAATTTTACAGGTAGCACCAAAACAATGGATATTAGAGAAGCTAGGTATAGACCCTACACAATACGGAATGCCTCTTGAAACAGAGCAGCCGATGGCAGCAAGTCCTTTAAGTGTAAATGAGCATATCAAAGGCTTGAAGGGTAGAGAGTGGCAAAATATGCAGCGTATCATTAGAGATTTTAATAAAGGTAAGATTACAAGAGAACAAGCAAGTTCTATGCTTAAAGGTGGTTATGCTTTAAGTGATGAGGAAGTTAGTACTTGGCTTGGTGCTGAGGACTTAGAATTTAGCGAGGAAGATTATCAAGTTTTTTTTGAGTTTGGAGACGATAGAAGTGCTTACGATGTTCTTAAAAGTAAAACAAGATTTAGCGATGATGAGGACTATCAGTCTTTTGCTGATGTAACTCAGTTGCAGTCTAATATCTTAGATTTAATTGTTAAGGATAAAAGAATTACCCCAGAAGTAATTGCTGACACTTTGAAGGAAGATGTAGGTGCGGTAAAGCGTGTTATTGATATTTTAATTGAGAAGGGGTTTATTAAAACTAGCGAAGTAAAGCAGGGTAAAGGTATTGATAGCAACATCATTATCGAAAGACAATTAACTGCTCCTATAAGCAAGATTGTTGAAGCTATAAAGCCTGAGACTACTCAGATTTTAATTAGATACAGCTATGAGTGGAAGGCAGGTTTTAATGATAGCGATTTAGATACAAGCAGACCTTTTTGCAAGTATTTAGTAACCGCTAATAAGTTTTATACTCGTAGCGAGATAGAAATGATGAGTGCAAGACTTGGCTATTCTGTATGGGATAGACGAGGCGGTTGGTACACTAAGCCGGGTACAAATAAACATAGTCCAAGTTGCAGACATGAGTGGCGTTCAAACATAGTTAAAAGAAAATAAAGATGAGCTTAAACACATTATTCATAAGCGTACAGAATATAAAAGACAGGTCAGGTTTACACGCTAACGTAGACGAGAAACTTGTATTACCTGAGATTAAAACTGCACAGGATATTTATATCCTACCGGCTCTTGGTAGTGCTTTATATAACAGACTACAAGCAGGGATAACCGCTAACAACTTAAACGCTAACGAAGTAATCTTATTAGATAATTATATTGCTGACACATTAGTACACTATGTACTTAGTGAGCTTCCAATGGGTTTATCTTATCAGTTCTATAACAAAGGCTTGTTAAGAAAGGGTGGCGAGAATACCGAGAACCCTTCTATGCAGGACATGATTGACGTGGCTAATAGATATAAGACAAGAGCTGAGTTTTACAAGCAAAGACTTATTAAATACTTAAAAGAATATTCTACACTTTATCCTGAGTATCTCAATCCAGGAAGCGGCATTGATGCAATCCACCCAGAGAACGATGCTTACACAACTAGCATCTGGCTTGGCGATTATGATTGCTGTGCAGGTAAGAGCTTCGAGGAGTTATATCAAGGAGACAAAGGGTGTAGTAGCTGCTAAATATGAGCAAAGTAACAACAATTAAAAACCAAAATAAACTGCGTGTTTATTTAGAAAAAATTAAGAATGAGCCTAACACTCAATCAAATAGTAAAGCAAATAACGACACTCGGAAACGACCACGAACAAATTAACTTTGTTTACTTCGGAGATGTGTGGGAACGTTTAAGCAACGGAGAGGTAACTTATCCGGCTATGTTCTACACTTTAACGGGTGCTAATATCCAAGCAAAGCAAATAGAGTATCAATTTAGTTTGTACTTTATGGATAGGATGCTAATGGAAGAGAGCAACGAAACCGAAGTTCTTAGTGATATGACTTTGGTAGGTCAGGATATAGTAGCTCAGTTAAGATACCCAAAAGCTATTTGGGATATTGGCGATAACGCAGCTATGACTTATTTTACCGAAAGCGACCCTGACTATCTTGCCGGAGTTAAGATAGATATTACAATGCAATTACCTTACCTAAACGATAGATGCCAAGTGCCTTCTATTTATACATACTAAGATGATAGGAAAAAAGATTAACCAATTAGCTACCGAGTTAGCTCCTGCTACAACCGATTTAACTATTATAGGAGACCCGGTAACAGGAGTAAGTAAAAAGATTACGTTATTGCAAATAGCTGATTTATTTACAACTTTGGGTACAGTTACAAGTGTAGCAGTTACCGAAACAGGAAATGCTTTAACAATAACAGGCAGTCCAATAACAAGTGCAGGAACTATTAATATAGGATTTGCAGGAGCAGCTACTCAATATGTAAGAGGCGATGGGCAATTATCTGACTTCCCGACATCATCAGGTGGCGGTAGTTCTGTTAGTTACTATCTAAATTCAAGTGTATCACAAGGAACAATAGGAGGTGTAGCTTATAGACAATTTAGTAAAACACCGATAGCAGGTGCAGGAACTGATATTAGTGTTTCGACTAACGGATATATAGCTTCTTACATTACTGATGTTAATGACCCCGCTTTATTAGAAGTACCTGCCGGTAACTTTAATTGTGAGTTATATTTTAGTGTAAATTCTAATAATCATAATCCTTATGTTTATGCAGAGGTCTACAAATATGATGGAACTAATTTTACTTTATTAGGTAGCAGTCAATCAGTTCCAGAATATTTAACTAACGGAACTACATTAAGTCCTTACTACTTTGCTGTCCCTGTTACTGCAACTGTTTTAACAATAACAGATAGGATTGCAATTAGAATATATGCAAACGTAGATGGTAGAACTGTAACTTTACATACAGAAAATAACCATTTATGCCAAGTAATTACAACTTTTTCTAAGGGATTGACTTCGTTAAATAACTTAACAAGACAAGTACAATTTTTAGCAACAGGAACAAGCGGTACTGATTTTAACATAGCAAGTTCAACGGCTACACATACCTTTAATCTACCTACGGCAAGTGCTACTAATAGAGGTGCTTTGTCAAGTGCAGATTGGACTACTTTTAATAATAAACAGAATGCTTTAACTAATCCGGTAACAGGTACAGGCACAAGCGGACAAGTAACATATTTTAATGGTACTACAAGCGTAACAGGTTCAAATAACTTTTTTTGGGATGCTAGTAACAATAGATTAGGTATTGGACTAAACAATCCGCAGAGGTCACTAGAAATATATAACGCAACTGCTGATAGCCATTTAAGATTAAGCGGAACTGCTCCAAGTGTTTCATTAGGCGAAGCTATTACCGGTTCTATATATCAAGCTAAGTTCGGTCTTATTACTGCGAATGGGCAATATGTAACGGGTGGAGTTGCAGGAGATTTTGTAATATTATCTCAAACGGGTTCTACTATATTCGCTACAAGTTCAACTGAGAAGATGCGAGTACAAGCATCTGGCAATGTTTCTATCGGAAATACTAACGATATATATAAACTTGATGTAAGCGGTGCAGGAAGATATACGGGTGTTTTATATGCAGATAATACTATAAGATTAGGAATAGCTTTAATAGGTCAAAACTCAAACAATCTTTTATTAAGTTCAAATAGTTCCGGTGGCGAAATAGGTTTTTATAGCAATGCTCTTGGAAGTAAATTAATGACCTTAAACGGCTCAGGCAATTTATCAATAGGCAATATAAACGACACATATAAGTTAGATGTAAGTGGTACTGTTAGGTTCACAGGTCAGTTAAGATTACAGTCTACTATTACAGACGGAACTAACACTTACACGCTTCCAAGTGCAACGGGAACGTTAGCTTTAACAAGTGCGTTAAGTGGTTATCTACCATTAACAGGTGGAACGCTTACGGGTGCTTTGGGTGGAACGACTGCTACATTCACAAATAATGAAGCATTAAGAATTAATCCGGCAAGTGGTGCAGCTTATATAAATTTTAGAATTAATACAACGTCTTATTCTCTTGTTGGAATTGCAGGTGCAAATGATGATATAATTACAGGCTCACTTACTGGCGACTTAAACATTAGAGCAACTAATAGTCAAAAAATATTATTTTCTAATAATAATGGAGCAAGTGCTTCTCTTACCTTAGCCTCAACAGGAGCAGCTACATTTTCAAGTAGTGTAACGATTGGTGCAAATACTTTTTTAGGAATAAATACAACAGATGGTGCTGATAATGGATATTTAGCTTTATGTGGTGCAGGAGAAGACGGAGCAACAAGGGGTGGACATATTTATTTATCAGGTAATGAGAGAAGCGTAGATGCAGGTTCAGTTGTTATTGCGACAGGAAATACTACAAGTGGAACAGGAGCAACCGCAGCAACAATATTTAGAAACGCAGGTGCGGAAAAAATGCG